GTTACCGTTGGTGACCTTGATATCATGAGCATTGCCGGTACAGTGGATATCTATATCCCTGCTACCCAAGAAGCATCCATTGATTTCTCAGTCGGTAGCACTCTCATGATTGTGGGGCAACCCTACATGAGTCGTGACGACGAACCAAAGTTGGTCACTACCGGTTGGTGGTGTGCTGAATCTCTTGGCTCGGCTGCTGACAATAGTGACATTGGCTTGACGAATGCAGAGGGGTGGGACTGATGGCTTGGGCTCAACCGAAGCAGAGCAGCACGCAAGCGGCTGTTAATACGGTCAAGTATGATGCGGCCTATTACAAGGAGTTGTTTGAAAAGAAGCGTGAAAGCCACGCTCCTATCCGCATGGCTCTCGTAGGCAAGGAGAACACGGCTAAGACCGGTCTTGCTTGCGACATTGCACTCAATCATACAGACAAGAAGATAGTCGTCCTTGATTGCGACAACTCGGCACAAAACACCGTTGACTACCTACTGTCCTCCGGTGTCAAGAACGCAGACAATATCCAAGTCATCCCCATGATTGACGAGACAGATGAGGCTATGTGGAATGAGGACAACACTACTAACTGGGTGGCTGTTGTTGAGAAACTTGAATGGTTCACCGCACAAATCGGTGAGAACGCCGAAGAAATCGGTGCTGTTATCATGGATGGAGGGTCAACTTTCCTAAAGTGGTGTGAGTTTGTCATGACTGAGCGCCTCATCAATCGAGGAGTCCAACAAGGAAGACGGTGACAACTTAAACCAAAAGGAATGGCGAGAGCGCAACCGTGTGTTTAACAGCGCACTTAATCGCTTGACTGCTCTCCCAATCCCATACATCTTCTTTACTTTCCACTTGAAAGACAAGAAAGAATTCATGGACATTGGTAATGGTACTAAGGCCATGATGAAGGTTGGAGAGCAGGTTGAATGGGTCAATGGGACTCAGCGATTTGTCAGTCAGCAATTGTTTATGACTCGCTACACCAAGAAAGGTGACAAAGCGGCAGGTGTTGAGGCAGATAAGAGTTTGTCCGAAGGAGACTTCGTTATTCGTGCTACCATCAATGAGATGAAAGGACGCAACATGGAAAGTTTGGGCTCTGTTTATGATGTACTAAGCGTCAAAGGCGGTAAGGTCAATTGGTCCGGCGTGCCTCTCTCGTGGGGTGGACTGGATGAATGAAGACCAACTACAACATATGCTTGAAAAAACAATGCAAGATGTGCTTAAGAACGCATCCCTGCTTTTGGATTTGCAGCAGAAATTGCTGATGAAGGAAGAAAAAATTGTAAAGTTGGAGTCCACTGTCGCTGACCTTGAGAACGCTATGGACGAGATACCGTCTATGGTTAACCTATACAACGCCGTGAAGGAGTTGCAGGGCGACCTCGTAGAGAGTCCTGCTACCCTAACATACTACTTGAGGTGATTCGGTGAAGATTATTAGAAAGGCTCTTGAGCAATTGTTACTAGCCACTCGTCGTGAACAGAACATTAACGGCAAGTCCCAAACGCAGGTTGACTCATGCGTACTGCGCCTTGAGAACAATGTAGTGTCCACTACAAACATAGTCAAGGATGGTAAGACGAGCCTCTCTCGGTTCTCCTTTACTACTGACGAACAGGAGGACTCACTAATTCCAGTGGCGGACATTGAGCGTATGCTTGGTGTGCTAAAGTATCATGGGGATTATGTCACCCTAAGTGTTGTTGGGGATGAGAGGAACAAGGTGCGTGTCAAATCTAATAAGAAACAGACTACCCTTGTAGGCGGCATGAAGGCTAAGGCTTACTCAAACAGTCAGCACATCTTGGAAGAGTACGAGAAGCAGGCGTTGATTCGGGCAAAGCAAATCAAAGGCAATGTCTATGTCCTCGGCGACGACGAATCAACAATCACTCCCTTCTTCAAAGTCAGCCTTACTGCGTCGGACTTGCATGATGCTCTAAGGTGCGACGGTATGAACGGACAAAAGTTGAACCGCTACAAGTTTGAATGTGACGGAGATACACTAAGTGTTTCTGTTGGTGACTTGTTCAAAGGTATGACTACGAGTGTTCTCGCAGAAAATTATGCGGGCAAAGCCTTTACCGCTACCTTTGAAGGTGGTCTTGAGAACATACTCAAGCACTACGCAGGCAATGTTAGGCTATCGTTCTTGGACTTCTCGGACTTTGCACAAGGCACGCGCCTCATCATGCAATTTGATAACGACGACTGGGTTCTACAAGCGGGGCTGTTGGAATGATGACTCGTAAAACAATGAACCGTAAGTACGGCTCAGTCCCCTCATGGACTCACAAGCAAACAGAAGAGGCCGTTGCTTACTATGGTCTTGATGATTGGGTCGTGAAGGCGAGGAGAGGTATGCAGCGCATACGAATCATGGTGATTTGCTGTATTCACTACGACATGGAAATGGAAAAGGAATACACTACTGAGAATGTCTGTCGTCTTTTGATTGACAAAGACGCAGGTGGACCGGCCTCAATGAATCTCAGCATACAACGAGTCGGTTATTTTCTATCCCTTATGTCAAAGAAGGGGGTACTCCTTAATACGGGGACTCTTACGGGTAGGAACAAAATGAAAACTTACAAGAAGGTGAAACAATGAAATATGAATGTGTAGAATGTGGAGAAAATAACACAGTAAGACAACTGGACGACCTTACAATCAGCGGTGGTAAGTCCCACGAAACTCTTGCGATATGTAGTGCTTGTGAATGGCCGAATGTCATTCGCACAACGCTAATCAATTCAAGTGACAAGTACCGTGATGCCGAATGGCTGAGGCTACGCTATGAAGAACAGCAGTTGTCTATGGCCGCTATTGCCGAAATGTGCGGGGTCAGTGCAATGACCATCCTCACATGGTTGGGTAAGCATGATATAACCACACGACCTCGTGGGCATAACAAGCGGTAATCCTATATAGTGCCGTTCACTACTTTAGACCATGATAGTCTCACAGACCGGTGGCCGCAAGGTCACTATTAGAAGGCGTGACCCCGAAACTCTTGATAGGGTGACGGAAGTTATTGAGCAGTACCCGTATTGCTTCGCTGAAAATGTCGGAGACAGATACGGACTAGCAGGTGTTGAGCATGGGTACGAAGGTGCATACGGCAAGGAATTGAGCAAGGTCTTGTTCCGAACCAACTACGACCGAAGGTTGTGGGCTAAGGGTACTCCTACATGGGAGGCTATGGTCCCCTTCACTAACCAAGTGCTGAACGACCGTTTGGCTCAAGGGGAGAAGCCATACCCTAACTACGAACATAGAGTTTGGTATCTTGACGGCGAATGGAAAACCGAGTCGGGCGAAATAACAATCTTGTCTGTACAGGACTCATACACTGGTAAAATGTTCACATGGTTGACTCATCCCGAAGTCAAGACCGGTATGGTTAAGTCCATACCTTGTAAGAATCACCCCGAAGGATTGGAGGAAGTAGTGTTTGACACGCCTGCTAAGGCGTTTGCTAATGAAAGGCAACTACTCGCTGATTTTGCAGCCCATATGATTAAGCAAGACCCCGACATGATAGTCGGTTGGTATCTTGTTGATGCCGATATTTACCAAATCTGCACTCGTATGCGTGCCTGCGGACTTGACCCCAAGATACTCTCCCCCTTGAAGCGACATGAATTCAAATACAGTTGGAGCGAAAAGCGTTGGAGCCAACCCATTGTGGGGAGGCTTTGCTTTGACTTGATGATAGGGTTCAAAAAACTATGGACCATCAAGAACGGGCAACTTGCGGGGCAGAAGTTGGACGACATAGCGGAGTTTGTGCTTGGTGAAAAGAAGGTGGAGTTGGCTGACGGCCACGACACCTACTACACCGACATAGGTACATATGTTGACTATAATAGACAAGATGTGCGCCTGCTACCGAGGCTGGATGATGCCGTTAACGCAAGTGGTTATTTTACCTCCATGCAGCATCTCGTGCAGTGTGACTTGGCTACTACGCCTATGGTCACTGCTATGGCTACAAGCCTGTTCGTACAAGATGAGAAGTTTGTTGGACGCATACCCGACTCCCCTCAATTCTCAAAGAGAGCATACACTGGTGCTGATGTACAAGACCCTGTATCGGGCGTGTATTCTAACATGGCTATCATGGATATTAAGCAGATGTACCACTCAAATGTGAAACTTCATAACATATCATGGGACACGCTGAGTGATAATGGCGTTGATTGTGGAAACGGAGTTAAGTTTTCCAAAGATAAGCAGGGGTTGCTTGGCCGTATCATGGATAAGTTGTCAGTGAAGCGTGTTGAGTACAAGGCGCTGATGAAACAAGCCCTTGCTGACGCTGACGAAACTGCCTACA